ATCACATTGTAAAAAATAATCATCAAACACATGCAATTTTTCCCATTGATTCAATTTATGTATTTCTCGTTTATCACTATTTGAAAAACCATCTGTTCCTATTTCATTTAAAAGGTTAGTTTTATCAATTAATGGAAATTTTTTTTCAATCAAAATTTCTGAGAATATATGCTCTTTAGTTAAATCAAAATCAATTGTAATCAATACAATATCACCATTCCATTTACCAACTGTGACTAAGTCATTTATAGTTGTACATGCTTTATAAAAGTAATTATTGTCAGTTACTAATACAAAAACACTATCCGATGTCTTTCCCATTTTTATATTTGGATATAAATTATAAATACCCACTTATATCTAATATAATTTTAGATTAAATTGTTAAAAGAATATAATTTTACCATTTTGTCTTTTTAACACTAATCCTTTGTCCACTTCTTTTTTTATTTGCATTAGGATCATATTTTTCTTCTTCATCATCTGAATTATAATTTTTAGATAACTCCCAAAATTCTTTGGACCCCAAACGAAAATCATTGTGATTCTCTGCTTTATACCAAAACACTTGATCTTGTAATCTGTTAGATTTCACATTGTTATTAATCACCAAACATTCGTAATTTTCTGTACATTGATCCATTACCTGACAAAAGGATTCAAATGTTGGGAACATACCAGCGTAATTATCATAAATACGACGTCTATTTGCAATATAATTCTCTCTTAAAATAAAAACGAAATCAATATTTGTACGAAGAGTAGGAGGTATACCAAGTGGATATTGCATAGTTATTACTAACATAATTTTCCAGTGGCGTCCATTCATAAAAAGCAATCTCATCATTTTATCGCGTGACCATGTATTATCATATAAACAATCATCTAAAATAACAAATGCACGAGGATCAATTGTGGAACGTTTATATGTTTCCATTTCTTTTTTAATTTGTTTTAATACTGTTCTTTGCCTTTTTAAAATATTCTCTATAATAGCTGTATTATATTCGTTATGTATAAATAATCTAGGTACCATTTTACCATAAAAGCCATTACCTTCTTCTGTCCCAGAAATAACGGTTCCTATAGGAATATCTTGTTGGTAATACAATAAATCTCTAACTAAAAAACTTTTACCAGTATCACGTTTTCCAATTAAAACAATTACAGGCCCTTTAGATTCATTAGATTTAAAACTAATAGTCTTCATATCAAATTTTTTTAATTCTAAAGACATTTTTAATTACATCTAGAAAATTTATAACTGTAAAAAACTTAAAAATAAATTGCTAAATTATAGTAAAACATATATGGAAAAAAACACTTTTCATTTTAACATAAATAATTCATTTTGTATAACTTTATTATCAAACACAACAAGACATGAAAAAATGTTACAAAGATTTAAAGTTCTTAATTTAGATGTTACCATGTGGCCAGCGTCTACACCAGAAACTTTAACTGATAGTTTTGCAAATAATTTACATAATTTGCAAAAAGCATGCGCACAGTCTCATTGGAATATATGGAAACATATTATAAATAATAATCTAGAATATGCTTTTATTCTAGAAGATGACGCCTGTTTTGATAAATTATTTTTTGAAAAATTAAATAAGTTTCATGAAGAAATTGATGATCCTGAATGGGATGGTATATTTTTAAATGCATCTGAAGAAGTATATCCTATTGATAAATGGTCGTTAGCTCATGAACAATTTCTTTGCGGTGGTTATATTTTATCCAATCGCGGGGCAAGAAAATTACTTCAAATGTATAATGGTTATATTCATGCATCGGATTGGATGACCAGTAGATTACAATTATTCAATCATTGTTATTCTTATTTTCCTTGGTTAATAATACAAGAAGGTAATGAAACTACTATTCAATCAGATGTAAGTGAAGATCATAAAAAAGTAATTAGATTATTAGAGGAAATAAATTATTCTTTAGAAAATTATGATATTAATTTGTGAATTAATTAATGATTAGTTAAAAACTCATATTATTTATATCCATTACGTAATAATATGAATTTAATATCCAATTTTGAAAAACCCAATGTATTTAAAAATGATATCAATATTAATTATCATAAAAGAAAAAACCTTGAGCTTTTCAAGACTTTAGAAAATCCTGAAATACTTTTTCTCTCTAATACGCAAAATTATATTCCTATTTATAATAGATTTTTCTCATTAAACAGTTCTAATTTTAATAGTATTAATTTTAATCATAAATGGTATTTATATAATATTAAAAACAAAGTCAATTGTGAACACACCAGGAATTTATTCCATTGTCGTGTAAAGAACATTGACAATGATGAAATTAAAAATAAAAACATTTTTATAAAATTAGCACCATTACTAGATCCATTTAAATATTTAGTTGGTAAATATTGTAACATAAGTGAGGAACAATTATGTTATTTACCTATTCTAAATAATAATAACGAACAATGTAATCATAAAGTATTAGATGCAAATAATTCTGCTTATATTGACGGATTATTTGTTTACCTATCTTCTATTTTAAAAAATACTTATAAATTTAATCATGGTTTAGAATATTATGGCTCTTTTCTCTCTGTTAAAAACAAGTATGTTTTAAATGTGTTTGACGATTTAGAATATTTAAACCAATCCGATTTTTTTAATAAAAACAAAAATATATTATTTAAAATTGATAATTATGAACATTTAATTAAAAATGAAAATCAAAAACTACCGATTACAATTGATTATACATCTAGTTTTAATTCTAAATTATCTATTAATTCAATTGACAACAAACTATACGATGATTTATTTAATGAAACCTCTGTAACAACAACATCTGTAGATAACACTATTACAGAATATAATTTGGTTATTAATAATGATAAGACAACAACTTTAAATTCATGTACAAAAAATAGTTCTAGTTCAAGCTGTTCTTCTAGAGAATCTTATACAAATAGTGAAGTTAGTGAAATTTTAGAGCATATTTCAAACCCTGACTCATCTTATAAATCTGAGAGTGAGTGGGAAGACATTGATTCAAATGTAGATGATGACGATAATGAGAGTTGTTTCAACGAAGAAGAAATAAATGTGACTATTAATCAATTTCCTATAGAATTAATATGTATGGAAAATTGTGAAAATACATTGGATAATTTAATATTAAATAGTGAATTATTGGATGAAGAATGGTTTTCTATATTAATGCAAGTAATAATGATTTTAATTAGTTATCAAAAAGCATTTTCATTTACTCATAATGATCTTCATACTAATAATATTATGTTTAATGAAACATCCAAAAAATATATAATTTATTATTATAATAAAAAAATATACAAAGTTCCAACATTTGGAAAAATATTTAAGATCATTGATTTTGGTAGAAGTATTTACAAATTTCAAGGTAAATTATTTTGTAGTGATAGTTTTCAAAATGGAAATGATGCAGCTAGTCAATATAATACAGAGCCATATTTTGACAATAAAAAACCGCGTCTAGATCCGAATTTTAGTTTTGACTTGTGTCGTTTGGCTTGTTCCATATTTGATTATTTAATTGAAGATTTAGAAGAAGTTAAAAATATTGATGAAATAACAAATCCTATTAAAAAATTAATAGTTGAATGGTGTTTGGATGATAAAGGTATTAATTTATTGTATAAAAACAATGGAGATGAACGATATCCTGATTTTAAATTATACAAAATGATTGCAAGACATGTTCATAATCATACTCCTCAAGCTCAATTAGAGAGAAGTGAATTTCAACAATTTATAATAAAAGAAGATATACAAGAAAATAATAATTTTATTAAAATAAATATAGATAAGATTCCAATATTAATATAATTTAATCATTAAAATTTATTTTTTTATAATAATATAATAAAATAAATTGAAATTATGGAAAAATATGGCTTTATAATCACTAGACATGTAAACTCAGAAATGACAAATAATTATTGGAATCAAAGTATAAAGTGTATCAGAAGATTTTATCCAAATGAAAAAATTGTAATTATTGATGATAATAGCAATTATGATTTTGTAAAACCATTTTTTGATTATCAAAATGTAGTAATAATACAATCTGATTATAAAGGTCGTGGAGAGCTATTACCTTATTATTATTTTTATAAAAATAAATATTTTGAAAATGCATTTGTTATTCATGATAGTATATTTATTCATAAAAAAATATCTTTTGAAAAATTAAAAAATATTGATGTAATACCATTATGGCATTTTAATGCAGATAAAGAAAATATAACCAATACACTTAGATTAATATCCGGTTTTAAAAATAAATTTTTACTATATAAAAAATTATCATTAAATGATGATTTAATATTAGGTAAAAAAAGTACTTGGTGTGGATGTTTTGGTGTACAATGTTACATTAATCATGATTTTTTAGTTTCAATAATTAATAAATATAATTTACTTAGTTTAATTAATAAAGTTAAAACACGACCTGATAGGTGTTGCATGGAACGTATTTTTGGTCTTATTTTTACATTAGAATCAAGTTATACTAATAAGTTTAGATCATTATTTGGTAATATTTTACATTACAAACATTCATTTAACTATACATATGAAAAATATAAAAATGATTTGACTATTAAAAAAAAATTACCTGAGACTATCATTAAGGTATGGACTGGTCGTTAATAGAAATTTTTAGAAAAAGTTGCACAAAAATACACCTTTAGGTAAGTGGAACCAAATGTTAAAAATTAGAATAAATACATATTATATTAATTATTATATTATATAATATGGCTTGGCAAGGTAAAAAACTATTTC